CAACTGCTCTTTGAGTGTGTCTTGTATTGTTTTCTTGGGTTTTTCTGGTTCTTTACCCTGCAACTGAGCACCGTACATAAATGCTTTAATGATGTCTTCAGCGCGAGAATCGGCGCCCCCTTGTGGTTGAGTCGGTGCTGCAGTTGGTGCAGTTGATGCAATAGCCCCGGATTTGCCAAGGGATTTCATGTGTCCGAAACCAAGTTCGTATTTGTTATCCCCTGTGGTAAATGCTGCCAGGTTGCCGTAACCACCTTGATTAGCAAGGGGTTTGTATGTACCAGAGCCTTCAAAATAAACTGGAGTTCCTTCTGGAAGAGCCCAATCTTCCCCCCGGTGAAACGAACTGGCCCCCTTGGTTGGGGCACTGCGCGGACCATACTTGGAAGTCAGGCTGATCCCAGCTTGTGGATTGAAATCATATTTGCCTTCTTTGTTTTTAATCAGTGCTGGGACTCTTTGCTCGCCAATGCGAACACCAGCCAAAGCAGAACGAATAGTAGAGGGATCAATATATTGTCCTGTCGAAAGATCTTTCACATAAACATGCTTATGGGGACCGGTTGATACTCCGGTAGAACCCACCTGTCCTAAGTATGTTATGCCTGCCATGGTATCGTTTTATTCTTCATTGTAAGATTAAAAAACCCCTGGTTTCCCAGGGGCTTGGTGGAGATAGTTATACGCGAATTAAATCAGCAGCAAGTACGGACTCCCAATCAACACGCTTGATTTGCTTCAGCTGTTCAAGATTATTAAACCTTTCACCCGACAGAGACATCTGAAGATCTTTAATCTCACGTGCTGTTTTAAGGCCAATTCCCTTAATGTGATCCGCAAGCATTTGTGCGGTAGCGGAATTGACATTTAAACGGTGATCGGGGGGAAAATCCCGTGGGTCCTCTTTGGCTGCTTTATCTTTGACTTGAAGAGTTTTTACCTTTTTGGTAGCCTCTTCATCTGGGATAAGTTCAGAGTTGTAAGCGGTGTAAAGGCGACCGTCCTGATCTTCGACCATGAACCAATCGCCATTATCAAACTCACTGACAACTTTGACGCGAGCGCCAGTTTTTTTGTGCTGGTAAAGCATAAGGACCAGATGTTAATTCTGGTCCTAGTTTAGCTTATTCAGCTGACAGTGCGGCCAAGCAGGTAAGCTTCGATGTCTTCGTAGCCAGGGGCAATGTCAGGCTGGACGTAGCAGGTTTCCACAACCAGGTAACCAATACGACCGGCGGCGGCGTCACCGCTGGAGATGTAGAAACCACCGGAAGTTGTGGTGGAGTTTGCAGTTTCCTTAGCAAACACACGCATCGTGGTCGCGGCAGTAACCGGGTAGTTCACCACGGAACCAGAGACACCAGCGGCGCCAGTAGCGGTCAGGAAGGCGTTGGTACCATAACCGGCAGTGCCGCCAGCGAAGTAGATTTCGCCAGCTTGGAGGCCGGAAACAGTGGAAGTTAGGTTGGCTTGAATCACGCCTTCACCCACGCCAGAAGCGGCGACAGGTGCACCACCGTTGCTGCGACCGAACGAAATGACGTTACCGGTAGCGGCATACACACCAGAGGCAACACGACCGTCACCCCAACCAGAGGCAACCGAAATGGCGGTGCGGTACACGTAAGCAGGCAGTGTGCTGCTGCCAGAGATCACCATGCCCGTGATGTCGGGACGAGTGTCATCCTGACGATAGGGAGAAGGAACGATCACAGCAGCGGAGTTGACGCTACCAGCACCAGAGGTGGTTGTCACTGCGACATAGCCACGCTGCTGGAAATAACGGTAACCAGGCAGAGCAAGGACCGAGGTGGGGCCACCAAGGGAGCTGTCGAGAGCAGTACCGCCTTCGACAACAGAGTCAATGTTCTTGTACCAGCCGTTCAGGGGTTCTGCCCAGTTGCCTGGGAAGATTTTTTTAGCGGACAAATAGGTCATTTATTTTTCCTTTTGTTAGTTGTTTACGTTATTGATCAGATGTTACCGTCATCTTGCACGAAGCTGAACGCGGTGGTCACAAAGTCCTTGTTCAGGATTTCAAAACCGGCGTACAGTTGCCAAATAAGAATGATGAAACGGCTGAAATCGTCGTTGTTGTTGATGAGCACCTGGGCGTTCGGGCCACCGATACCAACGCCAATCGCTTGAGGACCGAAGAAGTAACCTTGAGCGGCTTCTTTCACGTTATAGGTAGAACCACCGTCAAAGGAAGTGCTGATGCTCTTGATCGGGAAGTTGGTGGATTCGAAGAACTTAACGCCTTCAAACTGCACACCAGTAGGCATAACAGGTTCGCCAGCCAGGAAGTAGGCTTGACCGGCCTGGGGGCCTTGGTAGAAGCTGGCGTTGTTAGGCAGCATGGGGTTGCCCATGTACATGCCTTGACCAGGATTACCAGCGTAACGGGCGATCTCACGGAAGTCAGGGTCACGACGCAGGTGCATCATGAACGTGGGATCGCAAATACAACGATACAGACCATCGGCATAGGTCGGAACGTTGCGCTTGCGCAGGTCCTTAACAACGGTCAGCAGGTCAGTACGCACCTGGAACTGCTGCAGGTCAGCGGTGTATTCAGTACCAGTGTAGGAAATACGACCGGAAGAATCCTTAACCTTGTTACCAGCGAAGTAGTAACCGCCTTGAGTTGTAGAGGCTGCACCGTTGGCTTCAGCTTTGGACAGTTCATCAATGAACACGCGGTCACGCCACCGGCGATAGTCGTCAAGCAGCGTCAGGCTACCGATCGACTGGTGGAACATATTCAGGTTGCCGGTATCCAGCAGCATGCGCTGAGCGGTAACCAGAGTTTCGCGAGCAATCTTGAATGTGCTAGGCTGAGTCGGGTCGCCCGGATCCGCAGGACCCGTGTACTCCTTAAGCACCACCAGAACTTTCTCTTTGGTGATGTTACGGCTGTTAGCGGTACCGATCGTTTGGTCAGCAATACGCTCACGGCTGTCCTTAGTACCAGGGGTACCCCAGAACTTGTAGCGGTCCAACTGAACGGTTTGACCAGGCTGACGTGTGAAGTCGTGGACAACCACGGGCTCCACAGCCATCTCAGCGATGTACGCAGGGTGGGGACGATAAAGTTCCGCACCTAAAATCTTTGGAAAGTCGTTATCAATAAACACTTTGTTTTATCCTCCAGTGTCGCAGGAAGTGTGTTGTCAGGTGAAAGATTCAGACATGATTATGTCTTATCTAACACAAATTTTAGCAGCCGATAATTTATTTAATTACCGGCATTAAATCATTCCATTACAAACAGTTTGTTTGCAACGGTTTGAGGCTGAGCTTGGTTCAGGACGCGCCAGGCATTCTGAGGATCGCGATTCATCATCTCGCCAAAAGTGCCCCAGAAATTCTCAGGTGCTTGCGGAGCAGCAGCTGTCGGGGGAGCAGGGAAGTTGCCAGCTTGGAACTGACCAATCGACTGGGTCGGATAACCGCGTGTCTCAAGTTCCTGCTCGTTTTCGTACACAGGGTACGGACCTTCAGGACCAAAGAACTTAAGCGTGTAATCGCTCAGAACATCGGGATTGGTAAGGATCTCGTTGTAGGCAAGATTCTCTTGATGCTCGTTAACAGCGAAATTAGCGTAACCCTTGATGGTATCAGCGGCGCGGTTTCCCCACGCGACGGCGCTGTCCAGCATTTGCTCCAGGTTTAGAGCGTAGTTGTTCAGCACTGCCGGAGCTTCGATCCCGAACGCGTCCATCACGTACCGACTGTCCTGGCTCATTCCCAGGAGGTCCGCCATTTGGCTTGCCGCCTCCTGCAAGGATTGATTGGAGGAGGTTGGGGAATAGCTGGGCGAGTATGCCTGGTTGGGAGACCAAGTCTGCGGAGCCGATTGTTGCGTAGCTTGGCTGCTGTACTGTCCGTAATTGGCCGGGGTATACGCCGTCGTCGGCTGCGAGGGTTGACCCTGGAACGGGGATTGGACTGGTGCGCTCAGCAGATTCACCACCTTGTTGAACGCCGATTCCCAGGGATTCCCCGCCGAGTCCGCCGCCGGTTGGGATTGGGGGGCGTACTGAGTAGGGCTGGATTGGTAGCTGGGGGCTGCCTGAGGTACCGCTTGGGGGTAACTGGTACCCACCTGATACGCCACCGGAGCCGGAGCCTGGTAGCTGGCCGGAGCTGCTTGCGGTGCTGCCACCACGTAGCTGCTCGGCGCGACGGCCACTGGTGCTTGGCTCGTCTGTGGGATCGATTGGACGGTAGCGTCCTGCATAACTCATCTCCTTTTGTAAAGCTTCTAAAGTGCGATATAGATAGGGTGTTAAATCTAATCGCGGGTCCGCAGCCATCGGTAAATCCGGTGATTGCGGATGGGGAGTTTGCATCATTCCCCCCACAAGGCGAGCAAATTGAGAGTATGCACCCTGCAATTCATTCACCATTCTGAACGGAAACCCAGATAACATCTCGGCCCGTTCCTCATCCGTCTTGGACGGGAAGAGGTATTTCAGTGCCTCAATGCTATCAACACCTAACTCCTGTAAGTTGCGTACCACGATGGAGTTGTTCAGGATGTCTTGAGTGGAATCCTCATAAACAGGTCCAAGCCAACGCCACTGCATGGTCACATCGCCATCTGGAATCAAACCAGAAACACCGGGCGGAATCTGCTGCGTTTGAAGGCAAGCCATCATCAACTGCTTGACCTGATCATCAAATGCACTCATGGCATCGTTGTACGCTGCCAAGTCTTCCGCACTAGATTCCTCTGGGAGATCCAGGGGTTTTTCTAATCCTGCAGCAGCGGCCAGCGTCTCCCTGAACAGACGTTCTTCCTGGTAGATGATCAGTTCAAAACAACGGCAAATACCGTAAGTGTAAATAGCGATTGCCTTTTTCTTGGACGTGGCAGAAACACGACCAAACAGTGACTTGTACTCAGTTGCAGTCACGCCTGCAGAAATTGACAGTTCGTCAACGCCACCCAGGGCAGTGCGAATCTCTTCTCGGTACTGACGTGCGAAAGAATTCTGGTCGCCAGTGATGGCATCAGGAACAATGTAACCAACACGGTCGTTTGGTTCCAGGTTTGCAATGACGCGTGGAACTCTGATCTGTCCGTCAATACCACGGTGAATGGGATCAGCCTTGAATCGGGATTGACTCAGTCCACTGGGACCACTGAACCCAGAGTTAGCTGCGATAGAAGGACGCTGGACAACGTTCTCGCCACCGGCCTCCATAAGGTCAGTCTTGGGCCTGGAGGAAAGAAGCGTGGGGTTACCAAAGAACTGCACGTTCTTACGCATGGTACGAACCATTTCATCATGCGTACAGATGTGATTGGCTAACGCTTCAAATTCACCAACACCTTCAGTAGAGAAACCCTTGACGTTGTGGAAAATTTCTACGCAAGGAATAAAGCCCAGCGTATTTTTGAACGTTTTTGTCCTACCGAAATTTGCTTGGTAGTTGCTATCAAACGACAGCTCGCCTTCCGAGTGCGTTTCTTCAATCGTTTTGCGTTTGATGGAAAGGCGGATGTAACGCTTTGCACCGCCCCGCCCCATGGTGGCCGGACCACTTAAACTTGCGGAATCAATGTCCTGCTGGTAACCAAACCCGTTCTTGACCTTGTAGCTGTAAATAATTACAACTTCATCAAGCTCGCCATCAATGTTGTAATAGCTACGATATTCGTGCTTACGAAAGTAGTAAAGACGATAGTTGTTCTGAGTTGGACGGATGTAAAGAAGACCTTGCCCATCACAAAGTGAATAATCCCAGATTGAATCGAAGCGGATGTCGAGAGAGTTGTATTTGATTACACGGTCAATAAAGTCTTTGCGCTGATTACCAAAGTTATCTTGCACAGGAAAAAACTCGACACCCTGGCGGATGCCGAATAATTTCATCTGCGCCAGGTGTGAAGCTACGACGCCAGTGTCAATCATTGACCCGCCGTCTTTTTCAAGATACGAGTCAATAATTTCCTTGAGTCTAGACTTAGCGTCGACGGCCATTAACTATTTTCCTTTTTCTTTGACTCAATCTTAGCAGCTTTTGCCTGCTTCTTAAGGTCTAACCATTTGCCAAAATACACCAGTTCGGCAGAGGAATAAAGCTCTGGATGATGCAGCGCTTGCTTTACAAGTTTTTTAGTTTTCATAGCGTTTCCTCACGAAACAAACTTGGATTGGAACCCGGCTGGCAACTGCTCAGCGTCAGCCACTCCCTGAAGATTGCCAACAGCACCGGGTAAATTGCTGGAACCAAACGCCGAAGGGAATTTTTTAAATTTTGCGCCGGGGGGAGTGTCGAAACTTGGGTTAACAGCAAGTAGGCCACCCTGGTTACCAGGGGCTCCAGGGACGTTAGATTCTCCGCCGTAATACATGTGCTTATCTTGTTTTCCCTTATTCTAGTCCTCTAAAACTTCGTAACCAGACGCGTCATTTACCTTAGAAATTACGATACCTTCGCCGCGTACATCCCAATTCAAGACATCGCCTTCTTGCCAACCCAACTCTTCGATTACTTCATCAGGCAAAACAATATATTGATCTCCGTTTTCGTCCTCTTGTACTTCAAGGATGTAACTCATTTGGTCAAAAGCTTTTCCATCAGTTTATCAAGCTTATTATTGATCTCGCGAAAATTGTTGTGCATTTCTTGAATTTCCCTTAAGAAGTCCACCTTGAGCACGTAGTCTAGTGGCATGCGGTTGACTTGGTCTTCCAAGAGATCCACTCTTCGGTTTTGTGAATTAAGTCTTTCGCCCAGGCGGCTCATAAGCTTACTCATTGCCCAGGAGCCACCTGTCGCAGCTGAGATCACTGCCGTAAGAGCAATAGCTAAATACTCTGGTCCCACGAATCCAAGGTTTTTTAATATTCTAAGAGTCAGTAATCAAGGTGAAGCTGTCCTTTTCTTGCTAATCCAGTAACAAGCCAGACGAGAGCGTCAACACAATCGTCGTGACTACTTACGCCAAAGTTGGTAAGCTCTTCAAACATATTGGTGAAATTACGAAAACGATTGAAGATGATCTTGCGGTCCTCAAACATACCCATAATGCCACGGAAGCGAGCCAACTTATCTGCCCTGAAACCTTTGACGGGATGCCAAATCAAATTGTAAAGACCTTCATTGTTCAAGCAAACACGTTTGAAGTCTGCCTCCAGGGATGCCTGGTACTGTACGGCCTCACTCCAAATGTCGCACGTTGAATAGCTGGGGTAATACAAACCGCTTTGTTCGTCTTTGGCAATCACTGACCAATCATTCAACAACTCCTTGAGGGCATCAAGTTTTTCAAGGTTACCCATGACGCGAATACGTCGGTAATCAATGATATGAATGCGGTCGCCAATGCGACCACCAAGAATCATAACCGTGTAATCGTTTTTCTCTTTAGTGCCAGCGGAGAGGTCAACCCCAACTCCAAGGGCGTCAAACTCCGTTGCAATTTCCGCTTTTACAATCAACTCCGGAGCCAACGAAAGTTCGTTCTGCCGGATGACTTGATTCATGTACTGGAACGAGAAAGCAATTGGTGCCTGCCGTTTTTTCTCCTTCAGGTAATCCAATGACCACATGTCCGGCCAATACGATTCCTCTTCGCCAGTGATGGGATTGTTTTGAATTGCTGAAAGGATAATCTGTTGCCAGTTGTTTTGTTCGTTGAATGTTGTGGAGTGAATGTCATCGTGTCTGAAGCGAGTACCAAGACAGATTGCTCGTGCACCTTCAAACATGGTGGGTGCAATCACAGCATTCCAGTTGTCCTGCATCTGTTTCCTGATGTCAGGGTTGGCAATATCTGCGGCTGACTTAATGGCGTCATCAATCATGACCAAGTGCGAACGCTTGGAAGTCACCGAACCCTTGAGGCCTGCTGCGCAAAGCGTAAACTGTTCGTCACCTGTTACGTCAATGCCAGCAAACTTGTGATCAATTGACCAGTACTCATTACTGGTGGCGTTCTTCAGAAGGCGAACTTTAGGGAAAACCTCTTGGTATCGTTTGCTTTCAATGATGCGTTTGATGGTGGAAGATTTGGAACGAGCAATGTCAACCGTATAGGACAGATACAGAATCTGCAGTGGCAGCCCTGCGTGCGTGTGGATGCCAATGGCCCACGCCGTAAGCAGACCCAACACTGTGGACTTGGCAGAACCCCTGGGCGCCAGGAGATCCACATTGGGACCAGCGATCTTAATGAGGCAACTGCTATCCTCCTCTGTGACGAAGTGTCGATGCCAGTTGAGGTGATGAGCAGCCGGTGGTTTATCTGCTACGTATTCACAGAAGAAGCCAAAATCTTCCTGGGCTTTCTTCAGTGCTTCTGCGTTACGTGGCTTGCGTATTTGCTGTCTGCGTGCGGCGGCTTGAGCATTGCGGCGGTAAGCAAGATGCGTATAGCTTGGCACAGCAGTAATTCAGAGTATCACTGAATACTACCTTACTTTTTGTCTTCTTGTTTTTTGGCCTTTTGCTTTTGATACTTACGTGCTTTTTCTAAAGCGGCCTTACGCTTTTCCTTGTCCGACATCTCAGTGCCGTCTTCTTTCTTCGCATCTTTTTTCTTAAGGTGCGCAAGAAACTGCGGAGGAACTTTACCAGCCATTTAAATCAGTTATCTGTTAACAATGTTGTATTGCACCTCAATATTTTAAGGCAGTTATTCGTCAAGTTGCATTTTTGCCCACACACTCATGGTCGCTTCTTCCAGGGGGATCTCAATGGGATCATCCTTGAAGACGGATAGGAGTTCACGAATGGCACGATCGGCACCAGCCATTAACAGGCCTTTGCGATCTTTCATGCCAGTGAATCGGTCAATTTGTTCGATGTGACCACGAATTTCTTTTTGCATTGACGCAATGCGAGCAACGCCCGCATCACGTTTAACATTGCCGTTCTCAACATCTTCACGGAGTTTGCGAACATCCTCCTGCATCTCGTCAATTTCGTACAGAAGTTTTTGACGATGGTCAGCCTTTGGGTAATTGTTTTGCACCCAAAGCTCACACGCAGTAATGCTACCTGTATACCGCAAGAACCGGGCATACAAGTAGACTTCGACTACAGAATAGTTGTTGCTGGCGAAAGAGCAAAATGTTTCCTGAGTTGACGCATCGAGATTGTCAACCCATGAATCAAATAACTCAATATCGATAAGCTCGTTGGGCCTGCCCGTAATCCCGCTCTTCATCGCGTTGCTTGAACTGCTGGCCTTGTTCGGCAGAGCTACGTTGTTCTTCTGCGCCCTTACCGATGGTTTCACGTTCTTGTTCACCAGCAGTCTCCATTTTTTTCTTGGAAAATTCGTAAGCCACACCAGCAGCCTGGCGGTACTTGTCTAGATCAAACCAGTCATCAACGTCTGTTTGACCAGCGGGTACACTGCTTGTCATGGCTTAGATAGTTTACAAGAAAAATCAGAAGTTGGACATCATCGATGCCAGGCCCTGGGAGAAGATGTCGCGGCGACCTTCAACAGACTTTTGACGTTGTTGACGCCCCTTAGAGGCTTCAAGCCGATTCAGTAATTCCTGAAAACGATCAATGTTAAA